CTAGTAGAATCAGCAGAAGGAGCACCTGTAACTGCTGCCAACATAGAAGCAGCGGGACTTGAATATCGTGATCTTCCTCCTACAATCCCAGTAGAGGTAAGAGAAGATGCAAATGGTAATCCTGTAGTTATTCAGGCAGAAGTTGCTTCAGCATTACTTGTTTTAGAAAGTCCAGCAGCACTAGCAGAAGCAATTGCTGGGTGTTTTAATCCAGAACAAGCAATAGAAGGTTTGACAGAAGAGCAAAAATGCGAGTTAGGGAAAGCCTTGCTTAACATCGGAGCAGATATGTCTATTCCAGAACGTGAAAAATCGGAAGATATTGTAGTTGTAACAATCATTGCTGGCCAAGTGATAGTTGGAACTGCATCAAGAAGGAGGAAATAAAATGAAATGGTTAAAAAAATGGGGCATGGCAGCCCTAAACGAAAACTTTACATTCCTAGGGTTTTTCGTAGCCTGGGTAGTACTTGAGGGCAGCGCAAAAACAGTAGTAGGATATGTAACTATAGCCTCAGTAGCCCTATGGTTTCTAACTATGGGCATTCGTGAAAAAGGGGAAGAGTAATAATACTATCCTATTAATAATACTATAAAACATTATCTTAATGTGTAGTATAATATTAATATGAGAAAGTTGACCTCAGCCCTACTTTGCGGTATACTTGTAATGAGCCTTTCTGCTTGTTCAAGTCGCTACAGGTATTCCTGTCAGGACCCAGCAAACTGGAAAGAAGCAAAGTGCCTTCCACCAGAGTGTGAGGCAAGCGGTACATGTACAAAAGATTTAGTAAAGGAAACTGACAATGAGTAAACGTAGAACGCAAGCAGAACTAGATGGTTTATTAAAGTTTGTATTAGGTCTTACTTTAGGGGCAATTTTATTTTTTACAACAATGGGTATTTTGTATGCCCTCGTTTTTGTTGAGCAACCATTAACTGGTCAATCTGAAAATGACAAAATGTTTTTTAACGTTCTTGGTAGCGTAGCAACATTTATTACTGGAACACTTGCAGGTATTTTAATTGGTCAATCTGGTGCAAAAGATATTATGGATGCACAGTTGTCTAATAAAGAAATGGATTCTAAAAATACATTAGCAGATAAAAAACTTGAATCAGAAATTGATGAAGCAAAGGCACGAAGATTAAATAAGCCTGACGGAGCAATGCCAGAAGAACAACCTATTGATACAGATTGGGATAAATAATGTCTAAAAAAAAATCAGATAGCAAAAAAAGAAGTATTTATAAATCAGTTACTTGGCCATTAGTCCATATTGGATTTGTTGGAACGTTAGTTTATTTTTTTGAAAAGGCTATTACTGGGGAAGCCCATTGGGAATATGCTGGCACATTTGCAATAATTTATACAGGATGTGAAATATTAGGTTTCTTTTTACATGAAAGAGCCTGGGCTAAATTTGGAAAAAAGGTTAAATAATGGCGGAGCAAGGTACAGCAGCACGACTTATTGAAGTTGCCACTGCAGAAGTAGGAACTGTTGAAGGTCCTAAAGATAATGAAACAAAGTATGGAGCATATGCCAAAGCCAATTTCCAACCGTGGTGCGGAAGTTTTGTTAATTGGTGTGGTAATGAAGCAGGAGTAAAAATTCCTAATACCGTTTATACCCCTGGTGGAGCAGCAGCATTTAAGAAGTCTGGACAATGGATTGACGTAGATGTTGCAGATCCAGAGCCAGGAGATATTGCATACTTTGATTTTCCATCTGACGGGGTAGATAGAATATCCCATGTAGCAATTGTTGTTAAAGATAATGAAGATGGGACAGTCTGGTGTGTTGAAGGAAATACATCTGGAGATCCTAAAGGTAGCCAACGTAATGGTGGAGAGGTTTGTAAAAAACTTCGTGCTTACAAGAAAAATAAAAAAGGAATTCTTATTTCTATTGTGGGTTTTGGCAGGCCTAAATTTGGTGCCTCTGCATCAAAAACACCAGCAGCCCCTGTAAAAAAGGGTACTGCTAAACCAAAAACATGCTCAGCATGTGGACAAACTATAAAATAATAGTGCTTGACTAGCCAAAATTTTTTGGTATACTTAAATAGAAAAAGTAAAGGGGAGCCTATGACAATCATTGCTGTCGTTAAACAAGATGGTAAAGTCTATATGGCAGGAGATCGTGGTGCCTCTGATGACGATAATATAATGTCTATTGTCGCCCCCAAAGTTTGGAAAACTGGACCATATCTTTTTGGATATGCTGGAACAATGGATGGGGAAAGAATTAGGCATAACTTCAAACCACCACTACCAGAAGGAAATTTAGATAAGTTTATGTATACAAAATTTATCAAGTCATTACGTAAATTTTATGAAGAATGGTGGGTAGATACAACCAAAGATGCTGATTTTGGCATGATTATTTGTATTCGTGGAAGAATATTTGAACACAATGCAATAGACATGTCTTTAACAGAATATCAACAACCATTCTTGTGTATGGGGTCTGGATCGGGGTATGCCTATGGATCCTTATACTCAACACAAAAACAAAAAAATCCTAGAAATAGAGTAAGACAAGCAGTTGCATCAGCAATAGAATACTCCCCTTCATGTAAAGGGCCAATAGATACGGTGAGTGCATAATGAGTGATATCTTTAAAGAAGAAAAAGAAGAGTTAGCAAATATTCAAGAATTTGAAATTTGGCTAGAAAATGGAATTAATAGAAAATGGATAACTCCTCCATTTTGCAACACACACGATGGAGACCCATATATGACTGAAGAAGAAGAACAAGAATGGTCAGATGGAGGAGACCCTTGTCAAGTTGTATTGAGAGTTATTAGTTAATGATAATTTTAGGAATTAATGAAACAACTCATGATGCATCTGTGTCTTTGTTAAGAAATGGAGAGTTAGTATTTGCTGCACACGCAGAACGCTTCAGTAAACAAAAAAATGACTGGTTTACTAATGATGAACTAATTGATTGTGCACTTCAGTATGGAAAGCCAGATCGCATAGCCTATTATGAAAATCGTTGGTTAAAAAAATCTAGAATATTGCTAAAAGGTGGATTTGGTGGTGGCAAGCCAAACTATCTAAACAGAAAAGATTTAAGGTGGGTGCCAAGAGAATCATTTAGCCATCACTATTCACACGCAGCAGCAGGCTACTACACAAGCCCATTTCGTGATGCTGTTATTGTTGTTTTAGATGCTATTGGCGAGTACAACACCTCTACTATATGGGTAGGAGATGACTCAAGTATTAAACAAGTTTACAAAAAAAATTACCCCTTTAGTTTTGGTTTATTTTATTCAGCATTTACACAATTAGTTGGCTTAAAACCAAACGAAGAAGAATATATTTTTATGGGTATGGCAGCCTATGGGGATGCAAACAAATATTACAATAAAGTAAGAGATTATTTTCCAGAGCACAACAAACAAAAATATAATTTTCACAAAGGCATTACTGACTGGGGCTGGGTAACAGAACAGGATAAGTTTGATATTGCTGCAGCAGTTCAAAAAGTATATGAACTTAGACTTATGGAATTCATGAAAATGGCAAGAACCATTACAGGAAAAACCGAGTTAGTATTTATGGGTGGTTGTGCATTAAACTGTTCTGCCAATACAAGATTGTGGGATATATTTGATGATGTTTGGATCATGCCAAATCCTGGAGATTCTGGAAGTTCATTAGGTGCTGCAGTTGCATCATATGGAAAACATATTAAATGGCAAAATCCTTATCTAGGCTATGATTTGGGCGGGACTTATCCAGTATCAGAAATAATTACAGAGTTAATTAAAAATAAAGTAGCAGCGGTTGCGGTCGGCAGAGCAGAATATGGACCAAGGGCACTAGGAAACAGAAGCATCCTAGCAGATCCAAGGGATCCTTTAATTAAGGACAAAGTCAATTTAATTAAACAAAGAGAACTTTTTAGACCATTTGCTCCAGTAGTCTTAGAAGAACATGCTAATAAATGGTTTGACATGAACTTTACATCTCCATATATGCAGTATGCAGTAAAGTGTTTACAGCCAGATAAAATTCCTGCAGTGGTCCATAAAGACGGAACGTCAAGAGTACAAACAGTAAACAAAGATCAACATCCTGGTTTGCACGAAGTTTTGTCTAACTGGTATGCACTTACGGGGGTTCCAGTATTATTAAATACTAGTTTAAATATTAAAGGGCAGCCATTGTTAAATGACGAAAAAGATATATTGGCATGGGAAAAAACATATAAAACCAAAGTTGTATGTGGTAAAAATGTCTAGTTTTGATTTTAATATTTGGCAAAAATCTTTTGATAAATCATTTTTATTTGTTAATGAAAGATCAAATGTTAGGCCAGATTGGCTAAACTACAACGAAGTATTAAAAACTGAATATAAAAATTCAATAATTAAGCCAATAAATAAATATATTTATAAACTATGTCCACCCCCAAAATTAGTTTCTATTAGCAACAACGTTGTAACCTTATGTCAAGAAAACTTTGCTGAAATTTTTTTATTAAAAAAAACAAACTCTCTATCTTTAATCGCAACTGAAAAAATTCATGTAAGGCAGTTTTATTTGTCTAAAGAAGAAAAAGAAAAAAAAATAGGGTGTTTTGATCAAGTGTTTAATTGGGCTATGCCTTGGTTTATTGATGAAGAAAATATAGATATAGAAATATTACCAGTACTAGAATCTCCATTTTATTTCTATAGTTTTTTTTATAAAAGCAAAAAAACATTACAAGAAAAAATAGAGCCACTTTTGTTATTTTTTAAGTTTAAAGATACGGGAAGCCACATGTTGGATGAAGAATGTGGTAGAATAAAAAGGCAGCAACCTGCATACTTGATAAAGTTTGCTTGTGATGATATAATGGTAAATAAGATAAAGGAGTTTTATGGCAAAGATAAAATTTTATCCATTTAATCAAGAAACAAAGGAAATAACTTTAGAACCAACCCCTGCATCTAAAAATATGCCAGATTGGTATAAAAAACAGCCAGCCTATGGAGGCAACGAAGAAGATTTTCTTAAAAAAGGATTTTCAGCATCAACAATAAAAAGATGCATGCCAATATTTGATGCTTTAAATAGTGGATACATAATTTATTTTCCATGTGATGTATATGTAGATGCAACAAATCCAGAAAAAATTATTTGGTCTGTTCCAGAAAACATGAAAATGTTAAAAAGAGATTTAATCTCTTCACATAGTCCAGAACAAGTTTCTCATTATCCAAGAGATGAAAAAAAATATCATAAAGAAATTTTTAGAGTGCTACCTTTTTGGTCCGTCGGTACGCAAAAAGGATACAGTTGTTTGTTTACACATCCAATTCATAGAGATAGTCTTCCATTTCAAGCGTTTTCAGCAATAATAGATACTGATAATTTTATAAGCGACGGACATTTATCCATGTATATTGAAAAAGATTTTAAAGGAATAATTGAAAGAGGAACTCCATTAGTTCAAGTAATACCATTCAAAAGAGATAAACATGAAATGGAAATTGTTGAGATTAAAGAGTCTATGAGCACAATAAGTAAACAAAGGTTATCAGTTAGAAGTAAGTTTAAAAATTTTTACAGAGATAACTTAAGACAAAAAAAGGAATACAGATGAGCGATTTAAAAAAAATAACTTTTGTTCCATCTTTGGAACATTTTAAAGATAAATATACCGCACCAGTTCCAGCAATTACCATGGTTCCCGAGTGGTATAAAAGTCTTACCCTGTACGGGGATAGCAATGATATAAAAAACTTAAACCCAGTAAATCATATAGGAACTGACGGAACATTAGTTGACACTAAAAAATGTATGCCATTTTTTGATGCTTTGACGTCAGGCTATTATTATTTGTTAGAAGATGATTTGCATGTTTCTTTAAATGATGATGGCTTCCCAACTTTAACTTGGAAAGGCGATGTTATGTTGGTTGATAAAAGACCAACTCTACAAATTCCAGTTCCAGGGAATTGTCATCAACTACATTTTGGTTTCAGAATGAATTGGTTTTATCAGACTCCACCAGGGTATTCTGTTTTAGTCACACACCCTATGAATAGATATGATTTGCCATTTTATACTCTTTCTGGAATGGTTGATTCCGATATTTGGGGCCTTCCAGTATTTTTTTCATTTTTCTTAAAGCGAGACTTTATCGGTACAATTCCAAAAGGAACACCAATCATGCAATTTATTCCATTTAAAAGAGATGAATGGGAACTAGAAATAAAAACTGATGCTCAGTCTATACAAGAGGAAGAATTTAAGGCTGAAAAAAGAAGAACAATGGTAACTGGTTATTATAAAGAAGACGTTTGGCAAAAAAAGGAGTACAAATGAGTGATCTTTCTAAATTAACTAAAGAAGAAAAAGCAGAAAAACAAAATAATTCTATAGATAGTATTAATGTTGTTATGTATTCATACAGAAATAAAGATGCAATTAAAACTTTAGAAAATTTAATGAAAAAATGGTCTGGTAAGGTATTTTTGTTTGTTCATTGGCATGATCAAAATGGTCCAAATAGGCATAAATTGCTAGAAGACCTAATTAATTCTTATGATAATAGCAACGGGGCCTATGTCTACATTCCTTGGGATGACATAGAAGGGGCTGTTGCCTATAAAGATAATAGGCTAAAAGTAACCTTTGGAGGAAGATATCATTTAACTATAACTCCTGGAACAATGGTAGAACAAGATTGGGATTTAAAGTTAATAAATTTTGTACAAGGAAAAAATATAATTGTTTCAGGTGACAAACAGGTAAAAATAGAAAAAAAGGACCAATTTTTTATTAAAAAACAATTATCAGACATATCCGACTTTACGTTAACAAACTTTATAGATAGAAATTTTATTTTTGGTAATGTAATTATGATGAAGAATAGTTCTTTAGGAGAATATCATTTACCAGGCTGGTTAAAATATTATGGAGAAGAAGAAATTTTATCGTTACAATATTTTAGAGATAGTATTGAAATTTATGCTGCTCCACAAGATGTTGTTTCGATAGATGGAAAAACAACACTAGAAGATTTTAATTACCACCTTACATTTTCTAGATATCACAATTACAACAAAGCCTTAGAATTATTTAAAAATTCGTCAAATAATATTGTTGGCGAAGTTGATAAAAAAATTATAGATAATTTTTGTAATTTCCATAATTTTGATTTTAGGTCTTTGTCATTCTTGCCATTTAATCCAAATGACGTAGCATATAGGAGAACAGATTCTAAGTTTGATCGTCATAATGGAAGTAGATTTATTAAAGATTTAAAAAAGGTGGATTAATATGCATAGAATAACAGTTATTGAAAATTTTATTGATAGCCAAGACGCCAAGGTTTTGATTGATGAAATGAAAAATCCTTCTGAAACTAATCCATATCCAGAATATTATAAAAAAAGGTATGGCGGAACGGCATTTCCATATAATCCAACGGTTATGAATTTGCTTATTAAATATGGAAAAAAGTCTAATGGTATTCATAAGGCCTTAAATGGATATGTTAAACCAATATATGTATTTAAAGCGTTTGGCTCACATTGGCAAGCAGGAACCAAAGGAGACTTACATATAGACGCACAAGGACCAGAGCCTTTTATTGAGTGGAGTACTATTATGTATCTTAATGATCCTTCAGAATATGAAGGCGGAGAGATCTATTTTCCAAATCAAGAATTTTCATATAAACCTAAAAAATATTCTGCAGTATTTTTTCCAAGTGCGGGTACAGAATATGTGCATGGAATAACAGAAGTAAAAAGTGGCCATAGGCATACTGCTCTATACATGCATGTTTCTGAAACACAATTTGCTGATCCAGATTTTTTAAAATAAAAAATAAGTATTGGCTCATAACTCAGTTGGTAGAGTGCCGAACTGTTAATTCGGATGTCCCAGGATCGAAGCCTGGTGAGCCAGCGCATGTCCCCATCGTCTAGTGGCCTAGGACGTCGCCCTTTCACGGCGTTAACACGGGTTCAAATCCCGTTGGGGACACTCTAGACACCAGTAGCCAAGTTGGTTAAGGCCCCGAACTCATAATTCGGATATCGTAGGTTCAAGTCCTACCTGGTGTACATGATATAATTAATATGAAAACAAATAGCAGAAAGAGGAACTCATGAGTGAAGCAAAGTGTCCAGTAACTGGGCACGGAACAAGTGCAAATGCAACAAAGAACGAAGACTGGTGGCCTAATCAACTAGACCTTTCAGGGCTACGAAAGCATTCAGAAAAGTCTGACCCTATGGGAGATGATTTTGATTATGCTGAAGAATTTAATAGTTTAGATCTTGATGCTGTAAAGTCTGATATCAATACTCTTCTAACCACCTCGCAAGATTGGTGGCCTGCAGACTACGGTAACTATGGCCCATTCTTTATTCGTATGGCATGGCATAGTGCTGGAACATACAGAATTAGCGATGGTCGTGGTGGTGCAGGACAAGGCAATCAGCGTTTTGCTCCTTTGAACTCATGGCCAGATAACGGAAATCTTGATAAGGCCCGTCGTTTATTGTGGCCGATTAAGCAAAAGTACGGCAAAAAGATTTCATGGGCAGACCTTATGATCCTTGCAGGCAATGTTGCTCTTGAGAACATGGGCTTCAAGACATTTGGTTTTGCTGGTGGTCGTGCAGATGTTTGGGAAGCAGATGATACATATTGGGGTGCAGAAAAGGAATGGCTTGCAGATAATCGCTATAGCGATGATCGTTATTTAGAAAATCCTCTTGCTGCAGTCCAGATGGGATTGATTTATGTAAACCCTGAAGGACCTAATGGAAATCCTGATCCAGTTCTTTCTGCAAGAGACATTCGTGAAACTTTTGCTCGAATGGCAATGAATGACGAAGAGACCGTTGCACTTATCGCAGGTGGTCATGCATTTGGAAAGAGCCATGGTGCAGGAGATGTTAGTCATGTAGGTCCAGACCCAGAAGGTTCTCCAACAGAAGACATGGGTCTTGGTTGGAAGAACTCATTTGGAACGGGCAATGCAGAATACACTATTACAAGTGGTATTGAAGGCGCTTGGACACCAACTCCAACGAAGTGGGATAACTCATACCTCAAGTTAATCTTCAAGTATGATTGGAAGCAGGTAAAGAGTCCTGCTGGTGCTACTCAATGGATTCCAACAGATGAGTCTGCTGCTAATTTAGTTCCAGACGCCCACATTGAAGGTAAGTTCCATGCTCCAGTGATGACAACTGCAGACCTGGCCTTGAAGTTTGATCCAGAGTACGAAAAGATTTCACGAAGATTCCTTGAAGACTTTGACTACTTCTCAGATCAGTTTGCTCGTGCATGGTTTAAGTTAACACATAGAGATATGGGTCCAATTGCAAGATATCTTGGTAAAGAGGCTCCTACAGAAGAACTTATTTGGCAAGATCCAGTTGGCAATGTAACTAGAGATAGTTTGACACAAGAAGATATAGATGCAATTAAAGAAAAGATTATGGCATCTGGTCTATCTGTTTATGATTTGACAACTACTGCTTGGGCATCTGCCTCTACATTCCGCAAGACAGACAAGCGTGGTGGTGCTAATGGTGCTCGTGTAGTTCTTGCTCCTCAAAATACATGGGAAGTAAATGATCACGATGCTATTGGAAGAGTAGTATCTGTTCTTAATGAAATTAAGAATGATTTCAATGTATCTCTTGCAGACCTTATTGTGTTTGCTGGATTAGTTGGAGTTCAGGTCGCTGCCGATAATAGCGGAACTGGAGTGGTCATTTCTGCTAAGTTTAGTCGTGGTGATGCAACTCAAGAGCAAACGGATGTTGAATCATTTACAGTGCTTGAACCAAAGTTTGATGCTTTCCGCAACTACATTCATCCAAGTATTACTGCTCCTGCAGAAGTTATGCTGGTAGAAAAGGCTAACCTGTTGGGTCTAACCCCAGTAGAAATGGTTCTTCTCCTATCCGGAATGAGAATGCTAACTGATGGAAAGTTGGATAACAGTTATCTAGTTAAACTACTCTCATACACAAATGCAGATCAGGCAGGAGACACACCTCGTGTAGACCTTATCCTTGCATCTAATTCAGAACTTAGAGCAATTGCAGAAGTGTATGCGTCAGATGATGCTAAGGAAAAGTTTGTTCATGATTTTGTTTCAGCATGGACAAAGGTAATGAATGCTGATCTATCTATTAAGGAGAATAAGTAAATGAGAAATGCAATGTTTTATTTAGCACATTCAGCAGCAATTGTTGGATTGATGATTGGCTCTTATGCTTACGGATTTAAGCAGGCCAAAAATAATTTAACAGAAAAAATATTTAGTTTTACAAAACGCAAGTAATAAAAATTATACTTAGTTTACTTAGCGACTATTGCATAGTGGTAGTGCGTAACCTTGCCAAGGTTAATGTGCGAGTTCGATTCTCGCTAGTCGCTCTAGTTTATTAATGAATTGAAGCAAAATCTGCAAGACTATATTCGGGATTTTCTAAACTGCTTGGAGTAGAAAAAGCAGATTCAAGTATTGTATTCTTTAACTTAAGAAAAGAATTATCGTCAACAGAGACAAAATAAGCATTTTTATCTAATTGTATTTTTTTTGTAGAGTTATAAATTTTTACATCTTTTATTTGTTCTCCACCAATTTTGGCAAAATTACCATAAGCCGATCTTGGGAAATAAGCAATATTTAAAGATTCTCTAAGTTTATTTTTATTCATAACCATCGGTACATGAATGTCATAATCGATTGGGTCTTTTATTCCGCTCATAACTAACTGTTTGTGTGTCAATTCTAATAAACGAATATAGACTGAAGCCATGCCCAATTCTTTATACTGTTTTATTTTATTAGAAAGAAGCCCCCCATGAAAATTTGGGACACTTTCCATTGTTTTTAAAGCAAAAAAATCATCATTCATTAAAACAAAGTCATCAGATATTTCTGGATGCTCCGACGCAACTTTAATGCAATTTCTAATATTATCAAATTTTTTAGCAGTATCTTCTATATATATAAAATCACCGATATACCACACTGGTCGATATCCTAAAACCCAGACTCTTCCTTTAGGCATATTTTTTTCAATTGACCTTAAAGAATATTTTAATTCTTCATTTTCACCAGCACGAGCAATATAAACATAATCCATTTTAAAATTATAGCATGGTGTATAATTAACAAGATGGCAAAAATCCTAGTTATAAGCGCAAATCTTCCAGATTGGTCCAAAAATAGTGGTGGCAAAGAAAGGACCTTGACACTAGTTGAAGCGCTATCAGAGCATGAAGTAACATTTTTATCTTTTAATTGGGATAATGAACTAATTAATAAAAAAATTAATAAAAATTTACACCACTTTCAGCCACAAATAGGGCACACTCTTTATAAACGTCGGCAAAGATTAGTTAATGATTTTGCAAAACTTAATCATGATACAGTTTTTGAAATTTTAAAAGATGATTTAGAAATCTTTACTTCAACAGCAAAAGAATTATCAAAAAGTTGTGATCTTATAATCGTTGATCACTATTCTGTTTCTCCCCTTCTTCAAAATATTAAAAATGTTCCGATTATTTATAATTCTCACAATGCAGAATTTGAGTTGGGGAAACAGGTTCATGGCGAAAGCAAAGAACTAATGGACTTAGTTGAAAAAATGGAAACTCGCATTTTAAAACAAGCACAAGAAATTACATATTGCTCTTCCGCAGATTTTGTAAAAATAAAGAATCACTACGGACAAAGTATTCGTGGAAAATATATTCCAAATGGAACAATAGTCCAGGATAAAATAAATTATGAAAATAGACTTAGGTCTAGGGATATTATTTTTGTTGGTAGTGGCCATCCACCAAATAAAGCAGCAGCAAAAAAAGTTGTTGCATTTGCTCAGTCCATGCCAGAATTTAATTTTATTATTATAGGGGGGTGCGGTAGTGGCATTAAATCTCCAAACATTCCTAGCAATGTTCAAATTGTTGGTCATGTAAATGATGAATTATTAGATAAATATTTTAGAACATCTTTTGCTTTTATTAATCCTATGCTTAATGGTTCTGGAACACATTTAAAAATGATGAAAGCCCTAGGGTATGCAATTCCAATAATCACATCAACCATCGGTGCACGAGGTTTTTCTGACCAAGAAATAGAAGAAGCAATGTTGATTGCAGACGATGAGGACGGTTTTTATGAAAAAGTTAAAATGCTTAAAAATAAAGAAGTTTATAAAAATTTATGTGAAAACGCATACAGGCACTCACAAACTTACAATTGGGATAAAATAAAAAAAGACTATGCAAATTTTATTAATGATTGCGTAAATAAATATGTTGAAAACAAAAAAGAAAGTGCTAGTCTTAAAAAAGAAAAAGAAAAAATTCTAATATGTTCTATTGTTAGAAATGACGAACATTTCTATTTAGACTATTATAAGAAAATTAAAGCAATGGTAGATTTTTTTCCAGAATACGAGTTTTATTTGTCTTTATATGAGAATGACTCAGTAGATGCGACAAGCAGTTTAATGCTCAAGCAAGACTATTCAATGTTTAATGGTGTGTCAATTATTTCTGAAAAAATTAATACACGGTTTTATGGTTCTTCAAAAGATGAGGATAGAGTAAAAAACCTATCACTGGCAAGGAACAAAGCCTTAACAGCAAACAACTTTTTAAATAGTGTTAATTATGTTTTAATGATAGATGTAGATGTAGATTTTAAAATGTCCGATGTTGAAAAAATATTAAATTTTAAAGACCTAGAGCCTAATTTTGATATTGTTGCAGCAGCAACCAAAAGAAGAAAAGTCCTGTATGATCAGTGGGCAACAAGAGAAGGGCCCAGGTATGACCCAGCAATTCAAGAGTTGTTTGAGCAATACAAAAAAGAAAAATATACAAAATATTATTCTGTTTCTAGTGGGTTTTGTTTATACCAAGCCCAACCATTTAGAGATGGGGCTAGGTATGGCTATATAAATAAAGAAACTGGTGAGCCAGATTGTGAAATGGTAGTTATTTGTCAAGAATTTCAAGAAAGAGGGCATAAGAGTATATACATGGCTAATCAAGCAGAAATGACACATAATCATAATTAGTTTGATATAATATAAAGAAGTGCAAGTCTACTAGAATAGGAGGAATGATGCGTATTAAAATTATTAAGTTTGTTGTAAAGGCTCTTGGATACCAGTGGTCTGGGGATGATCTAAAGTTACCAGTCTGGTATGTAAAAGAAAAAAAGAAGGTAAAGTAATGTTTGAGTATTATGTTAAAAAAGTAAATAAAGTTGTAGATGGGGATACAATTGATGTAGATATAGATTTAGGGTTTGATATATCTTTTAGTTCAAGGGTAAGACTTGCGGGCATAGATACTCCAGAATCTCGTACGACAGATAAAATGGAAAAGGCTTTAGGCCTTGAGGCAAAGGCATTTTTAAAACATGAAATTGAGGCAGCCAAAACTGTGGTAATTAAAACAGAAAAAATGGATTCATCAGAAAAATATGGAAGAATTTTAGGATGGGTTTTCTTGGACGGATCGGATAAATCTATTAATCAAAAGATGATTGATGTAGGTCATGCCTGGGGATATCTGGGCGAAACAAAAATTAAAGATTTTGAAGCACTTTCTAAAGCAAGAAAAATCTCTAAAATTTAATTATAAAATTTTTACCCTTTAAGACAAATATGCTATAATAGACATGTACCTGCTCAAATGAGGGGTACAACTAACTTGCTTAAAAAGGAGAAAAAAATGGTAAGTACGTTCGCTATGGATCTTTTTAAAGATCCTTTTTTTATTGGCTTCAATCGTGAATTGGAGCGTTTTGGCAATCTACATAAGGTAAATAGTCAATCATACCCACCTTATGATCTTTTAAAACTAGACGAAGATAATTATATTTTATCTTTAGCGGTTGCTGGTTTTTCTAAAGATAACATTAATATCTCTATTGATAATGATTCGCTTATTATTAAAGGAGAACTGGTAGAGGTTACTGATGCCGAAGTCATTCATAAGGGGATTGCTGGTCGTAAATTTACCCGCACATTTGCTCTTGGTGAATATATGGAAGTAACTGGGGCAAAACTTGAAGATGGTTTGTTAACTATTAATGTTACCCGCCTTGTTCCAGAAGAAAAAAAACCAAAAACAATCAAAGTAAAATAATATAATATAATATAACTCTGCATCCTCTCATCAGGAAGTCGCAGATATGTCGGGGGAGACAGCGACAAAAAATAACTGGATACACCTGAGCATGTGTATAAAGTGCTCACTTGCTATTCCCGCCGATTTTTGGTATCCTTAGTATATGAAGCCTTTATCAGATAGACAAGCAGACAACCGATTTTGGAAAATGATCCAAAACAACTGTGACCATGATTTTAAATGGTCATTGCAGTGTGGGGAAGTGGCATGTGATAAATGCTATACCTTTTATGAAAAGTGGATACAAAACAATGGCTAAAAAGAAAAGCAGTTTATTGTCTTCTGGTAAAACTGGTACTTCAACTGGGTCTATGGAGTATAGCAAGGCATACTCTAAGAAAAGATATAAGCGGATGATGAAGGAAGAAAAAATGTGGCAATCACTTAATGGTCCAATTACTGTTAGGAAAATAGATAATGCATGAACTAATGGATACAAACCTTACTTGGGATGATGGGGATATATGGAAGGGTTGGACATATAATCCTACTGCTAATAGATACTACTTTGATGATATTGGGGATGAGTCTTTAGGTACCCTTTGGAATAGTGAATTCTTAATGCAAGCGTACATCTGATATACTTAATTATTGATTCGGAGGGCAATTTTGAAATCTGCAATAATAAAAAATATTTTTTCTGATAAAGAGATAGCAGAAATAAAAGTTATTAAAGATAGCATAAAAAGTGTTAGCGTTAGTAAAAGATGGCCTGGCAGAGAAGTAAAACCACTGCCAACTCTTGACTTATTACCAGAAAAAATATTGCAGACTTTAACAGACATAGCCATTTCTAATTATAAAAAACCTTTAAAAATTTATGCTGTTGCATTTGGAAAATATAGTAAAGAGTTTGGTGTTCCAAAATTGGGTCCACACTTGGACGAGGTTCCTTCGCAGTTTACCCTAGATTATCAGTTAGACGGGAACATTTCTTGGCCTTTAAGTATAGAAGGAAAAGAGTATGTTTTAAAAAATAACGAAGCGCTGGTGTTTGAAGGTGAAAATGTATTACATTGGCGCCCTAAAAGAGTATTTAATGATGGAGAATTTTTAGAATTGATGTGGTTTCAATTTAGAGAAGATGATCATTGGTCATACTCCCATGAATTAAGACCAGACTATTCTGATTTTAAAAAAAAATTATTTAAAAAGCAAAGTGAGTGGAAAGGGGAATACGATGCAACATGAAATTAAGGCTGCTGGAATGGTATATTATAAAAATGCTATAGAAAATACCGAAGAAGTAATTAGTTCTATTGAGTATATGCAAAATCAACTTGAAAAGGGTGTTTCAAGCGCTGCTATGCCATGGCATGAGTGGAATGGGTCTAATCCAGAAATAGAAAAATTTTGCATAAGGCACTTTATAACCGAGCCTAAAAATGTACCTAAACTAGATCCCCTTTATTCTCATATCTCTTTTGTTTATGATAAAATTTTTGGTGGTATTGAAAAGGCATATACTCATTACTCAAAAGAGTTATACCCTCATGCATCTCAAAATATTAAGTCAACAGAAGGTCTGTTGAGTGTTTTAAAATATGGAACTACGGGATATTTGCCAGAACATCAAGATCAAGGTGTTAGTAGTAGAGTTTTGTCTACAGTTGCCTATTTAAATGACAGTTATGTTGGTGGAGAAATTTATTTTCCACAAATAGATGTTGAAATTAAACCAGAGGCTGGAAGCATTATATTTTTCCCATCAAATTTTGTTTTTACTCACACGGTAAAACCTATTGAAAAAGGTTTTAGGTATGCAATACCTCAGTGGTATCATAGTTTAAAAAAACCACGGATGTCGACTGGAGAAGTGTAATGCCTGCTTATGAATATGATTGCATGCCGTGTGGAGAAAGATATGTAAAAGTTCGGGCAATGTCAGAAACAGATCCAGGATATAAATGTGATAAATGCAACCAATCTCTTGTTCGTGTTTACTCTAGTATTGGAGTAACATTTAACGGGAATGGATTTTATAGAACAGACAACAGAAAATAATTGCTTGACAATGTTTTAATACTATAGTATAATTAACGTATGGACTCTTTAACTTTAAATACAAATTCTGAGGCAGAACTTAATTCTACGCATAGGTGTGACCAGTGTGGGGCAAGAGCGTTAGTTCTAGTAAAAGGAAAAGTTGCAGACTTAATGTTTTGCTCCCATCATTATAATAAGATCATGGATAATGCTATTGGTTATGATAAAATGATGAAATTTGCTATTGAAATTTTAGACAAAAGGTATGTGCTTGAGACAAAAGAAGATTTAGAAGAAGCAATAAAAAGATAATGAACAAAAACAATGATGAGATTGTCAAAGAAATGATAGAGGCTGGAGCGCTTGAACTTGAAGGAATAGATGCAGAAAGTGGAGAATTTTTATATAAAATTACAGATAAAATGAAAGATATAAATAAAGCCCTTTATGACGAACACTTAAATATGATTTATGCAGACACAATGTATTTTTGGGAAAGAGGATTTTTAGATATTAGTGATTTTAGTAGTTCAAACCCAATGATTTCTCTTACCTCTAAGGCTTTTGATGTCCAAGCCATATCGGAATTATCGCTAGAAAAAGCAGAACTTTTTATTAAAATAAGAAATGCTTTAAAAAAAAGTAAAAGATAATACAGTATTAATGTGTTTATTTTAAAAAGAAACAATTATGTATAAATTTATTGAAAACGTTTTTTCAAAAACAGAAATTGATTATTTAAAAGATATTGTTAAAGAAAAAGAAACTATAAAACTTTACAATATTCGCCCAGATACTGGAAGACTTGCTATTGACCTGGGCTTAATAAAACCAGAAATAATTGCCAAGGTGCAAGGAATTATTCAAAATATTTATGGCAAAGATTATAAAATTAAAGATGTTGGATTTCAAAGATACAAATTAGAGTATGGCTTTCCAAATTTACGGCCACATGTAGATGATCAACAATGTCAGGTTGTATTTGACTATCAGGTTGAGTCAAATAAAAAATGGGATGTTGTTGTTGAGGGGAATTCTATAGGGTTAAATGATAACGATGCTGTTGTTTTTGAAGGAGAAATAGATGTTCATTGGAGAAATCCAGTGCATTTTAAATTAAATGAGTATGTATCAATGATTAATTTTAATGCCGTTAATCGGGATCATTGGAGCAATTTTACAAAAACAGACCCCATCAGTCCAGAAAAAAGACAAGATATGATGATAAAGATCAAAGACAAATGGGAAAATCATTATCCTTTTTAAGTTTTAAGACTTTAAGCAGCGTACTAACTCTAAATTAATGATATACTGTAATTATGTCAAATCTTAAAGAAGGCGACTTTGTTATGGGATCAACATCCGAAGGAACTATTCACGGAGTTATAGAGCATATTATGATTGAGGGTGGAGTTTATGGAGTTCCTGGAACAGAGTATGCTATACAATCAATGCCGCCAGAAAATCCAGCCATGGCCGTTAGAGTTTACAAAAAAGAAAGCGGGGTGTGGAAGCCAACAGCGTATAGTATTGGTATGATGTACAAAGATGCACAAATTGTAGATATAAATAATCCTGGCATGAGTGATGATTCAGAAGAAGATGATATGGAAGAAATGGATAAGTTTGATGGTTGCTGCCCAGAAGAAGATATTAAAAAGAAAGCGCCATGTTGGAAAGGATATGTCCAGCGTGGGATGAAGCCAGGAAAAAATGGAAAACCAGTTCCCAATTGTGTTCCTGTTGCTAAAGCACTTTTTAGTGAATTTGGAAAAGACTATACAAAATCTAAAACTACTAGATATACATTGGAAGAATAGATTATGTCTTCTGGTAAATATAATAGACACGATGGTTTTAATCCTGTTCAAATCAAAGATGGAAAAGTTGTTAGACTTCGTAAAGATGGAACAATCAAGGCAGTATTAGGAGAAATGGGCAAAGATGGCAAAGCAAAAAAACCTCGAATCAACTAAAAAAACTTTAATAAAAACACTTGGTAGAAAAATCAAATAATATGTCTCAAATTACCAAAGAATCTATAATCTTTGCTAAAAAAAATAACAAAGTTTTATTATGTCCAAATTTTTGGGAACAAGTTCCTAGTTGGTCAGATGTTTTTGATATTTTTAAGTTAGCAAATAAAAAAAATAGCGTTCATTTTAATTCTTTTGGCACCTGTACTATTGATAAATCAGAACAATATTCAGATATTTTTGATAATTTTATAGATAAACTTTCTTTGATTCACCCTGGAAAAAAAATAGCAGTTTTTTCAATTATTCATTTTATAACTAAACATGATAATACTATTAAAGACGAAATAGCCAAAATTTTTAAAGAAGATTTTATTAATACAAACCCACACCCTATGCCAAACCCCTTACCTCCAAAAGAAGCATTCGCTGCCACAATTCACTCTGATGCCGTTGATGGATTTTTTACTCAATTTTCAGGATCAACCTTATGGAGAATATATGATAACAATAATTTAGAGCAAGAACATCACATGTTAAACTCTGGTGATCTTATTTTTATTCCAAAAAACCTAAAGCATAGCGTAGAATCTTTGTGCCCAAGAAATGCAATATCGATATCATTTTCTGACTAAATGATATACTAGTAGTATTATGGAATACGCTGTGGTTGTGGGCTTGACATCTATTGTCTTTTGCTTTATAATATATGTAAGGGTTAAAATTAATAAGATTCTAACAAAAGACAAAACTTTTGGGGGAATTAGGCATAGACAAAGCACTTTGCATAATGCCGTTAAACTAATTTTACCAACTAATGAAGACATAATTAAAAACATAATTATGAACAAGGAGAGGTCACCACAAACAAAGCAGTCTAATCAAAAGTACAATCCAGAACGTATTAAAGTTGTTGTTATTAGCAACAAAGCCTATTGGATTCAAGACAATAAGTTTTATGAAACAACAGTAACTGATAGTGGAGAAATAGATCAATCACTAGCAAAACCAGTTAATACAGATAATATGGACACAGGAGAAATTGATAAATTGATGAAAATTGTTGATGACTTAAGGAGCATAGAAGACAATGATGGTAGTGATACAGGGAACTAACGAGTTTAAAGAGTACTCGGTTTTTTTGCGTGCCATGGGGGTTGTTTTATCTAACATGAAGCCAGAAGACAAAGAGTTAGCCCTTTACGTTGTAGGATCTAGAAATAGCAAAATACAAGAATTTGCTATGGAGTTTTGCAATCTTTCTGAAAGGGGAATGAAAGGAAGAGGCAAAAAGATTCAGATGCATCAAACAACAGATTCTTGGGTTAGTACATATTTGTCACAAATGAATTATTTTGCATTTTTTAGCAACACAAGACAACCAATATCGGTATTGGCAAAAAAAGCCAAAGACCAAGGAGTAGAACTGGGAACATTCCAGTACTAAAGGAGAGATATGTTAATTAAAAAACTAGAAGAAGCCGAACAAATTGTTAAATCTAATAAAGATTTAAGATGGTTTGGCTGGGATATAATTTCAAGAGAAATTACAATTAATGGATTTAGTCACAAGTCTGGATCATTTCTTAATAATCGTTGGGGCATTGATAGGCGCTATCCAATAACAGAAAAAGGTTGGTACTTGCCAAACAATTTAGGAGCAAAAAAATGATAAATTACCAACCGTATCAAAACTATTTTGATGTTTTAGGAAAAAATAAAGATAACATTGTCATAATTAATAATTTTATTAATGATGAAGATTTGTTAGCCATTAATAATTATCTTGATTTGTACAAAGATAATGATGAGTTTATAGGTGGAAAAGATTTAAGACAAGAAAAGGTCAAAGAAGAAAATCCCGCAGTTGCAGAAATTCTTGATAAATATGAGAAAAAAATATATGAAAAAGTTTACGAACTTTTTACTGAAAAATATCAAATTCCTGTTATTAGAAAGCCAGTTAATCCTACACATTTTGTTAAGTGGGTTCCTGGAATGAACTCTAAACTGCATTGTGATTGTGAAAAACCAGATGGAACTCCAGCGCTTGCTGCAGATTTTTACACTTATAATGTGTCAGTTTTGATGTACCCAAATGATGAATATGTTGGAGGAGAAATTACTTTTCCAGACTATGATTTAACTTTAAAGCCAAAACCAGGAGACATGATTCTTTTTCCAGGAAACAATTCATATAAGCATACCGTACAAACAGTAGAAAGTGGAAGAAGGTACACTATGCCTTCTTGGTATAGTTTTGATGTTAACGAGCCAGTAAGTAAACAAAATAAAGAATATTCATATAAAGATTCTGTTCAACTTTGGGAAGGCTTACCAGATTTTGATAAGATAGATCCACTTGGAATTGAGACTAGAGAAAATTATAATGAAAGATTATAAATGGAAAGACTCTGCTTTATGTTTAGGGCAGCCAACTTCTGCTTTTTTTGAACAATACGAAGAAGGCAGTTTGGATTATAAAAATGGCATAGATCAATTTTGTTTAAATTGTCCAGTATTAAAAAAATGCTTTGCCGTTGGAGTATCTGGAAAGGAATATGGTCTTTGGGGTGGAATATATTTAGAAGAAGGGGAGCCGTCAAAAGAGTTTAATTCTCACAAAACAAAAGAAAAATGGTCGACTCACTGGAAAGCATTAACAATGGATAAAGAGTTATAGTGTATACAGACAGTATGCGTAGAGCCTTTAGGTCTATCAGAGCCCCTAAAAATTTTAGTGTTGATCTTGTAGACAATGAACATTTTTTAGTTGTTCGAGCAGACGAAGTGGCTTTTGTAAAATTAGGACATGATGATAAAATAGAAGCAGTTCAATATATGATAAAAGTTAAAAAAGCATTAGAAGAAAATGGGGCCATTGTTTTATTAACTAGAAAAGCCATAAAATAATATGGAATACTTTATTAATAATGTGCCAGTCGGGGTAGATCCAAAAAACTTTATCAGAGATGAAAAATATACGAATAACTCTTTTAATCTTGGTAAAAATGCAATATACACAATAAATAATTTCTTATCTACAGATATTTGTAAATACTTAGTTTTAGAAACAAACAAAATAAAAAAAGAAAACAATGGCTTATTTTGGGATGATTCTATTTACAGTAATAAAATTATAGCAGATACCATTCTAAATATTATTCCTGATATTAAAGATAGGGTAGAAAAGTTATACAAAATAAAAGTAAAACCTAAAATTGATCCACATGTTATGAAGTGGGAAACAGATACATCTATGGATATTCATGTAGATGATTTATCTTATAAAACATCTAAGAATCACATATCAACAATAATATATTTAAATAAAGGGTATAAAGGTGGTGAAATATTTTTTTCACAACAGAATTTATCTGTTAGTCCCAAAGTAGGAGATTTGTTAATTTTTCCAGGTAATTTAAATTATCCTCACGAAGTAAAAAAAATTACAACTGGGGCTAGATATACTTTGCCAACTTGGTTTAAATATGTATGATATTATATAAGACTGGAGATTAAATATGATTGATTTAAATGGAGGACCAAAACATATTTGTGTTTGTGGGTCAAAAATATGGGATATACAAATAATGTTTGAAAATGGCGGGATTGCTTTATATTTTTTAGACATGAAATGTTCACAATGTGGAACTCTGTCTTCTCCACCAACAAAACTAGATGGAGGAACTTTATAAATGCCAAGAATGCCAATTGATCATATATCAAGTGATGATTTTATTTTACCAAATGATCAAATAGATTGTGCTTATTTGATTGATCAAAATCAACTCAATCTTGCAAAAATATATTCATCTAGAGAAGAATATGTAAAAACTCTTCCAACTGGTTTAAAATACATGGAAGTTGGCGTGGCATGGGGATATTATGCTGATTTAGTGGCTAAACAAAAAAATCCACAATGCATACACATAGTGGACTGGTTTAATCAAGATCTAAAATGTTGGTCTTGGAGAAAATTTGGAGAGTGTCAATGTGGAGGAGAAAAACATGAACTATTGTTTACTTCAGAAACACACGAAAAATACATAATTGATAAGTTTAGTAAATATAACAATTTAAAAACTTTCAAAGGAGAATGCAAAGAAATTTTAAAAAATATTCCACATAAATATGACTATATATATTTAGATATAACCAATGACAGAAAAGATATAAGGCCCACACTTCAGTTGGCATCTTTGTTGATTGAAAAAGATGGAATCATTGGACTTAACGACTACCTAATATACGATGGAATAATTGAAGATAAGCCTTACGCCACATTTCAAGTAGTAAATGAATTTTTACGCTATAATAGTAATTGGAGTGTTGATGCTATTGCACTTCATGCTTTAGGGTTTTATGATATATATATAAAAAAGGACTATTAATGATAAGTAACAATGTTCCTCCACACGTCTTATTTGATCCCGTGGCAAAAGACTATATGTTAGTTGATCCAGACAATATTTTTATGGACCTATTTAACGATGAACTCGATACAACTTGGATGATTAACAATGAACAGAGAACGTTTAGTATCATAAGACCAGAAGAAGATAAGTGTGCTGATGATGGCTCAGTAATATACAATTATAACAAACAAAAATTTAGGTGTGATGACTTTACTAATGTTCATGATGGAAAACATATTCTTTTTTCTGGATGCTCAGAGACAGAAGGTGTAGGAGGAAATATAGAAGACGCTTGGTCTAAAATATTATATGATATTTTATCTAAAGAAGAAAAATGTTCTGGATTTTTTAATTTATCAAGATCTGGTTGGGGTTGGGCAAGAATTATAACAAATGCTTTGGTTTATTTTAAAAATTATGGATACCCAGATACCTATTTTATTATGTTACCAAATCATCAGAGAAAATTTCTTTATTCTGGCGGCATTCATCCGTGGGTACATTGGCAAAAATATCCAAAATCTTATAAAATGAAAGATCCCAACAAATCAGGAGAGCCTGATTTAGGAACAGATCCCAAAGAATATTTAGAAGATTTTGTTTATTTTTTAATATCTTGGAAAATATTTACCGATTTATGTATAACAAACAATGTCAAAATCATATTTTCTTCATGGGATGGTATAGATAAAGAAAATATGTCTAGAATATCAATATTTGATAATTTTATTAATATTAAAAGTAAAGACATTGAAGATTATGCTAAAATATATTATAAAAACAACAGTATATGCAAAGACGATTACAAGAAAAGAGATGGTCACGCTGGCAGGGTTATTCATAATTTTTGGGCTAATGAATTTTATAAAACATATAAAGAGTTGAACAAATAATATGATAAATAAAATAAAAAAATATATTAAACTTAAGATGCAAATAAGAAAAATAAAAAAACAAATAAATAATCCAAGACCTTTTATTTACTAATATTGACAAGCCTCTGGTTTATCTGTATACTTTATATATGATAAAAATAAAAGTAGCCATAATTGCCTTGCTAATTTCTGGCACTTCTTCGGCAAGTGCCATGGAAAATGCCCCAGATGCACTAAATGATGGAAGAACAGTTCCTCTTATAATTCAAGGAAGTGGAAAAAATTGTACTGGCTTTTTATATTCTGAAAGAATTGTTTTAACTGCAGGGCACTGTGTAATTGATCGACAGACTCAAAAAATGTGGCCACAACATTATGTTGGAATGCCAGGTTTGCCATACCTACCAAATTCTTTAGAATATGAAATGATTCCTGTTGAAAAAATATTCTCAACCTTTAAAATTAAACAAGAAAAAGATTATTCTGATACCAATGATTTTGCTGTTTTAGTTTTAAAAAATAAAATATTAGTACCTGGAAAAGCATACATTGCCACAAAAAAAGAAGTTGATGATTATATAAAAAATAAAAGCATGGTCACAACAATTGGCTATGGGCGACAAAGTAAAGAGCATCAACACAACGATTTTACTATACCAAAATATGCACAGTTTCCATTAGCCTCAGATGAAGCAGTTAATAGCACAATATCTGAAGTATATAATCATGGAGGAGTTGGATATTATGGAATGAAAATTCATGTACTTCAAATTCCTGCAGGACCAAGCACGTGTTCTGGCGATTCTGGATCAGCGTTTTATATTAAAGATAAAGAAAACTTTATTTATTTAGGACCGTTATCTTGGGGGTTTGGAGGAATTCCAAATTGCAGTGGTAACGGATGGAAAACAAATGATATGAAAATGGGATCAGTAGCAGCGTATGACTATTTACCTATAGTTAAAGAGGCAGAAGAATATGTTGCCAAACAAAATACGATAATCACCCCAACACCAACTGTATCCTCATTGCCCAAAAAACCAAGTATTAAAATAACAATAAAATGTTACAAAGGAAAAGAAATAAAAAAAATCTATGGAATTAATCCTAAATGTCCAAAAGGATATAAAGTAAAGGTTTAGGGTTGATGGTGCTATAATAGAAGTACCCTTTAAGCAGGGGAATAAAAAATATATAAAAAGGAGAAACATGTCAAACATTGACACTAAACAATTAAAGGCTATGGGAGCATCCTATGGTCGATCAGTACTAGGTGCAGGAATTGCCCTATACATGTCTGGGATTACAGATCCAAAGGATCTATGGGCTGCTCTAGTGGCTGCAATTGCGCCCGTTCTATTACGTGCAATAAATCCTGGAGATCAGGCATTTGGTCTACTACCAACTGTTGAGTCCGTAGACAAGGCTTTAAAGGCTGCTAAGGCACCTGCAAAGAGGGCTGCATCAAAGTCAGCAAGTAAATCTAAGAAGTAATAGATTTAATTATGGGGAGATGTTATAAATAAATGACTCTCCCCATTTCTGATTTATCAAATAATTTAAATTTTTTATTTAAAGAAGAATATTTAAATAATTATAAAAATAAAACCCCTTTTAAATTTAATGAAAAAATGCCAATAGATATTTCTTGGGATGAATTGCTTAAACTTGTAGATAGCGACCTTAAACAGGCTATAGAAAAAAAAGAAAATTTTTCAATTGACCTATGGTTTAAAATAAAAATGGCAGATAGGATTGATACAATATCTAAAGTTATAGAAAAAATTTTGGAAAAATTTGAAATGTCTAAATTTTGGAAAAACGTAAAGCCAAGCCCAGGACAGCACATATACATCAGTTTTACATCAGATGAATTGGTAAACCAAGGAATGCACAGCGATAAAGACAATGTATTTTTTTGGCAACTTCAAGGAAAATGTATTTGGAGAATATATGATGAATTTAATCAATTTGTTAAGTATGAATTTGAATTGGCCCCAGGAGACATAATTTATTGTCCAAAATATAGACAACATCTTGTTGTATCTTTAACTCCCCGAGCAGGTGCGTCTTTAGGGTTTGGCTCATTAAAATAAATATATAAACTTTTGATTATTTATTTAAACTAACTAAATAATCTTAAAATCTAATATTTTAAAAAATACAGATAAAGCATATCTATTATTATCAACAGGAACTACTCCATGCCTATTGTAAAAATTTCCAGGAAAAGATATAAACATGCCAGGCTCTGGTTTTATTTTTAATTCATGCTGTGGAAAATATATTTCGCCACCCCTATAGTTATTGTTTATATACACAAGGTTAGAAAGATGCCCACTCCAATCATAATTACTATTTTTGTCAAAATTGTCGGAATGCAGTTCTGTTTCAAATCCAGGATGCCTTAAATTTAAATGATTAGTATCTAAGTGACCTTTATTGGCAAGTTCGTCATATTCTAAATTAGTTTGAAATAATTTTTCTGCTGTAAGTTTTATTTTTATCTTATACTTGTCTATTATAGTATTTGCATTTTCTTTAAGACCATCCTTTAATGCTTGTCTGACTTTAAAATCATAATCCAAAGAATCTTTATTTGTTGCATATACGATATCAG